GTCAAGATTTGTTCAAAAACGTGATTCCTGGAGTAAAATGGGTCCCAAAGGACCTAGTTTTGCCGAAAAACGTGTCAAAATGACCCAATATGCAGCTCCCCTTGACTTATTTCTGTCTGTCTGTCACAAGAAAGGTACTTCATCTTTATGCTCTCCCTAGCCCCTCCCTGAACTGCGCAGGGAGGGGCACTTTTTTTTGACAAGAGAGTCTAAATTAACTAAACCTATATTGCATTTTGCTTTTGGTCATGGGTTCCATTCCATGGGCTTCGCCCCTCTGCATAGATAACGGGTAAGAATGCAGGGGGGCATTTTTTTTCTTGACGACATGACCCAGATTAACTAAACCTATATTACGCTTTTTTTTATTCATTGGATTTTCCTCCATAGACTTCGCCCATCTGTATAGCAGTACAGATGGGCGCTTTTTTTTTCTTGACAAGATGACCTAAGTCAACTACATAGAAGGGTAGTTTATCTCTGCTTGTAGAAGGTTTTCGCCCCTCTGTACTGCAATGGTCCAGAGGGGCGCTTCTTTTTGTGCCCATTAATCATCCCCCCCTCATTGACCAGTCTCCCCTTGACAAAAGCTCACAAAAAGGCCACATGAAAGTTATGATGGTCTTACATCATCATGGGTCCAACAAGCAGGACCCCCCGAGGGAGTCAGCCTCCAGTAAAGGAACCCTTAAGGGTTTTCACGACGGCACTATCTGTTCCGCCTCTACGCCATCTCCAAAAGAAAATATAATTCCGCCTCGGTCTTTTTCTACGGGGATGATCGTGAGCCACAACTCACGGATTGAGCGGGAAGGTAAACCGAAGTCGGCTGGCATAGCATGGCTGCACTCCCGAGCGCCAATGAGTTCAGTCCCTACCGGGACAAAGCTAAGCGACGCCTTGAGAAGGCGGCGGACCATTGCGGCTCTGCTATGCCTTGTCGCGAGGTTAGGTTCTGTGGTTGGACTCGGCCGAGCAGAGATACACTGCGAGGGCTCGAGAGGCACATAGCCTCTGGGAGGATTCAATCCTCTCTGCACGTGAAATTCGTGTCGCCTGCTTGTAACTTTTTCCCTTGGGCCACCTGCGCTCTGTCTAGGGAACGAATTCCGTAAGTACCTTGCATCTCATTACTTTTTCGCTCAAGCCGCTAGGCTCCCAGCAAGCTGGGGGTGACGGAAACTTCGTTTCCTCATATTTTCTCAGGGGGATGAAATCACGATCGCTGCCTGGATGACATTTCCAAGACAGTTTCAGTACAGGGTTGATTTTTTCTTTTTTCTTTTTTTTCTCCACGCGAGGGGGTAGTCCGGATGAGAGATTGTGCGTGGCCGTCAATAGCTAAGACAAGAGGAGATGGAGTATGGTCTCTCCGAGAGAGTGCACTCCAAGGCGCTCTTCTTTTTCCATCAAGGAAAAAGCCGTGGACGGGAACTTGTGTTAGAGACGTAGCTTGGACAGTTCCTGACCTCCTGCCAGCTGCCAAGCCATTGCGCTTGTGTATCATCTCTGCCACACTGTGCGAATGAACAAAGTACATCGCACGACGGGTAAAAATGACTGGAACACACCACTTGAGCTTGTCGAGCTCGTACGCGAGGTTGGACCCATTGTGCTCGATCCTTGCAGCAATGCCACATCCATCGTGCATGCTCAGGATGAGTGGGCTGATGGCGCCCTAGATCGCCCTTGGCCTACAAAGGGCCTGATCTATGTGAATCCCCCGTACGGCAGAAAAGTTCCAGCATGGGTGGAGAAAGTCATTGAGGCCAACCTCGCGGGCTCTGAGATTATCCTCCTGATAGCCGCAAGGACGGATTCCCGTTGGTTTCATCGCCTATTTGAGACAGCTGGGGCTATTTGCTTTTGGAAGGGCCGACTCCGTTTCCTTGGAGCTGCCCATTCGGCGCCATTCCCATCTGCGGTAGTTTATTTTCCGCCGCGGGGGAGATCGTTGGCAAGATTTACAGATGCTTTTTTGAAGGTCGGGAAGGTCATCAGCCTTCCCCGGTATTACAAGATGATCTAGTCTGCCAAGCCATTGCGCTAGCGTATCATCCCAGCATAGGGCCCAAAAAAGGGCCCATAAAAGAGTCCAGTAAAGGACAAAATAAAAAATGCCCTTGTTCCGGGCTTTGCGGCCATCTGCATCTTTTGATTCTGACATGTCTCACCTTTTTTCTTTCTTCTTCGGAGGAGAACTTGATCGAAGGTCGTCAGTCTTCCCCGGTATTACAGGATGATCTAGTCTTCCAAGACTATTGCCACGAGCTTCCATCGTGGGTCGAGATTCCTGGCATCCATATCAGTGTCTTTATTGACCTTTATCCCGGCAATGTATGTCCCGAGGAGGTTTGCCTCGTCGAGGTCTGCTCCACGTAGGTCTGCTCCACTGAGGTTTGCCCAGCTGAGATCTGCATCATAAAGCTTGGCCTTGCTGAGGTCTGCTCCAAATAGGTCTACCCTCCTGAGGGATGCTCCTTCAAGATCTGCCTCTTCGAGGGTTGCGCAGCTGAGGTCTGCACCGTCGAGGTTTGCGTCTAGAAGAGTTGCCTCACCGAGGTCTGCCTCGATGAGATTTGCCCCGCTGAGGTCTGCGTTGTCAAGGTATGCCCGCTGAAGATTTACCCCTGTAAGGTTTGCCCCGCTGAGGTTTACGCCGATGAGACATGAATCACTAAGGTCTGCGTTGCTGAGATCAGCCCGTCGACCTCCGGGCTTATCGTCACACCATAGCTGGTGAAGTCTCAAGATTTCATCAAATTCTTCTTCGGTCATGTTCGCTCTCCTTCTCCAAGAATCCTTCGATACTCATTGATCTGTTTGATCGTATACCGGTATTTGCTGAAAATATTTCCTCCGATTGGTGACCACAGCCATATTTTTATTGAGTATCGCTCACACCCAATATGGGCGGTATCATCAACAATGATAATGTCGTGCATCGGCAAGTCGGTGTAATATATCATGTTTTGTGGAAGCTTCGCTTTGCAGAGGTTTGATTCGCAGAGGTTTGCTCCGCTGAGGTTTGCTTCGCGAAGATCTGCATCACGGAGATCGGCTTTCCGGAGATTTGCAACGCTGAGGTCTGCTCCACGAAGATTTGCTCCGCGGAGATCTGCCTCACGCAGATATGCTCCGCTTAGATCAGCCCGTCGACCTCCGGGCAGTCTATCCACCCATAGGCTATGGAGCCTGAGAATTTCGTCAATTTTCTCTCCGGTCATTTTCGCTCTCCATAATAGAAGGGCTTGAATTTTTTGAGCACTTCTATCCTCCTATAGTGCATGTCCAGGAGGGACTTCGCCATCTCCCGGGCCTTTTTCTCGGCCTCTTCCCTAGAGGTGTGGATGTGCTCCAGTGGGATGGTCATTCCAAATACAGTTGAAATTTCTTCTTTTGGCTCGTCGCTTTCTATCACGACGATTCCCTGTGAGAGGGCATAATCCGTTAGGTAGTACTTCATCTTTTCTCTCCTCGGTCTACCCATTTTGGACATGGCCATTCTTGCGTGGCGGGTCTATCATAAAGATCTACCCCCACGAGCTCATCTCTTGTCCCGTTTCTTTCTCTCTCCAAAGTCCCCTGGCATCCTGCTTTGACGAGCTTCAAGACATCGTCGCCCCCTGGGTCTAGACCGAGATCCAGGGCAGTTTTTTTAATTTTGAAATAGTCACTCGAGCTATTAAAATCCCAGTCTATCGCGAACTCCAGTAATTCTGGGTCTAGACCGCTGGCTAGCCAGCTGGCACAAATATTTTCGCCGAGAATTAAGAGTTCTATGAATTGTTTTGTATCCATTTTGTTCTCCCTTTTTTTGCCCCCCTGAAGCTGCTATCTCATCAAAAGAGCCAACTCTTTGATTTTCTCTACGGTATTGGTCAATTTTTTTCTTGTTTTCGCTCCGGCCTCGTATCCGAGGTGTAGAGTGCCGGCGTGAACATCGATGTACATGCCCCAGTACCCAAGACCGTTATTCCAATTTTTCCCCCCATTCCACTTCTCGGTATCGATATAGATTCGACACGCCCCGAATCCCTCCCATAGGCGTGCATCAGTGACATGCGGAAGCTCTTTGATTTTCTCGACGATTTGCTTGGTAGTCATCTTTTTTCTCCCTGTTGTTCTCTGTTAGCCACTATATTAATAGTAGCTCAGGAGAAGATGTTGTCAAGATGAAAACGGGGAAAGTTTTCTTTTTTTCTGGATGACGAATCCGGCCACACTGGCCAGTGATTCATACCATCCCCCAGCGCCACGGCAGCGCTGACAGCTGGAGTTGGTGTTCTTGTGGCAACTAGGACAGACTATCCAGAGGTAGTCTACCCCTGACACGCGTCTTTTCATGGGTCCTCCTTGACGACCTTTGGCTCAAAGTCCCGGAGCTCCTCGAGCTCCTTTTTGAGTTTTTCGATCCTCTTCTTGGCCATGGCTTGAGCCTGCTCTATGGCCTCCTCCAGTGTTGGCTTCCACGCTGACCGTGGGTAAATCCACGAGTATTCGTCAAGGCTTCCCAGATATCGATGCTCCTCGATTCTCCCCTCCACCTTCAGGATGCCACGCGTCAGTGCATAGCGCGTTATGTACGCTGTGATGACGTCACCTCTCTTGGGGCCGTCTGGCTGTTTCTTCTTCTTCTTCATTAATTCTTTCCCTGATAGGTCCCCTCTGGCCTGGACTCCGCAATGCAAATCCAGCTGCCATTTTTCAGCGGGATCGGGGGTGTATGACGCCCGAATGGCGGTTCGACGCGAGTTGCACGGCCCTCCACTTGCTTTTTGGCGCGCTCGAGATCTAGTTCGTCAATTGTGTGCAGGTACCTGATCACGAGCGCGACAACTCCAGGCAGGTCCTGCCTATCTATCTCAACGACGCGTATGAGCCCGGGAGTTTCTTGGCATTCGTCGAGTGCCTCATCAATCGCATCTGCATACCTTTCTGGGTTGCAGAGCGATATGCAGATGTTGACGACATCAGTTGGATTCATTGTGGCGCTCCTCGTCAGTTGCGATGAGGGCCATGCACTTCTCGACCGCTCCACGGAACTCACCCATCTGTGCTGGCTTTGTTCGGTCTGGTGAGATTGTGTACCCTACTATCATTGCTGCAAAAATTGAGGCTGACTCCAAGTCCATGTACTTCCGGAGCACATGGGAGACGTCGTAGTAGGCCTTATACTCTTTCCCGATCTCTTTTGGGTCCATCTTACTCCCCCCTCTTTTTTGTCTCGAAAATGATCTCGAGACACTCTTCTTTCGCTGATGTGTTGCCCTCGAGGGCGAGGCCACACATCAGGACTACGCTGCTATCTCCGGCCTGGATGGCCTCCTGACGCAGCTCGGCTATCGCCGCCTCCACTGAAAACTCGTCGTCATAGTCCGTTACGGTCGTTTCTGCCAGTCTCGATACCCACTCTATATGCTGTGGACTGTGCTCATCCTCGAGCCCGGATTGCCAGTCGAGGTACTCTGGGGATTCGTGGTCCCAGGTTTCCACTTCGGCCTTGATGGCCTTTTCGAACTGGTAATTTAGCCAATCGAGCTCCGCTTGTAGGTATCCCTGAGTGTTGTCTTCCGTGAATTTCTTCATTTTTTGCTCTCCCTGTTGTTATGTTCTACGTTAATAGTAGCTCGAAGGGGAAAGATGTCAAGATGAAAATAAAAAAAGTTTTCGCCTTGACAATATAATATATGATGTCAAGATGAGTATAGAACCTAACGGAGAGGAAAAAAATGAACAAAGAAAAAGGGTCATTCGCAATCATCGAGATCGAGAAAATGGGACACGTCATCAATCTTACGCCTCACCCCATAGTGCTGAGGTCGTACGACGGGGAGGATACGACACTCCCACCGTCACCACTTGGACCGGCCAGAGTAAGCTCGCGTCGTGGATCGATGTTTTGCCCACGCTGTGGTGTGAGTGTCGAGCACCATTCCCCAGACGAGATGGGCCAGTCTGGATTATGCGGTGACATGTCCCCAGAGTGGGGGCCATTCGGAGTGGAGCTCCGTCGAGCTCCCCAATGGGGAGCCATCGAGGGCTTGCCCGAGTCTGAGGAGGGGACAATCTATATCGTGTCCGCCTTGGTGGCTCAGCGGGCCATCGGACGGGCTGACGTTTTTTGCCCCGGCACTGGACCGCTGGATGGATGCGTCAGGGACGAGCATGGTCACGTTGTCGCGGTGACCTCTCTCGTTCAGGCCCCTTTGGGCGCATCCGTGGCAGATGGGAGATGCCCAAAGGGAAATATTAATTGTGGTTGCTAGAGAGGGAGAGAGAAATGGACCAAGAAGAAATAAATGAGATTCTGGATTGGCATCGGCTATACCTCGAAGGCAATCCCGGAGGTGAACGGGCAAATTTTCGGGGAGAAGATCTCCGCAAGGTAGTCTTCACCGGTGAAAAGCTCATCGGGGCGGACTTCCGGGGCGCAGATTGTCGCGGAGCAAGCTTCCGCGGCGCAGACCTCACTGATGCATATTTTGAGGGAACAGACCTCCGCGGAGCAGATCTCACCGGGGCATATCTACATGGAGCACACCTTCGAGGGGCAGACCTTCGTGGAGCAGAGTTCACCAGGGCGGATTTAAAAGGGGCGGATCTCAGAGGGGCAGACATCGCCGGAGCATATTTTCGGGGGGCATACATCAGTGAAGCAATTTGGGATAATGATGGTGGTTATGGCGCGTTATTTGAGAACGAGTGAGGAGAGAAAAATGAATCAAAAATACCTCAGCGAGATCCTAAAGGATCATCGGCTATTCCTCGCTGGCAAGGGGGGACCCCGGCCAGACCTTAGCGGAGTAAACCTTAGCGGGGAGGACCTTCTCGGAGTAAACCTCATCGGAGTAAATCTTCGCGGAATAAGTCTCCACTTGGCGAACCTTGTCGGTGCAGACCTCAGCAATGCAGAACTCATTGGAGCGAACTTTGTCGGTGCAGATCTCCGAGGGGCATATCTCATAGGGGCAAAACTCCGTGGGGCAGATCTTGCTGGGGCAACTGCCACTAAGGCATATTTTATCGGGGCAGACCTCCGTGGTTCAAACCTTAGTAGAGCAGACCTGCCCGGGGCAGATCTCAGCAGAGCGAACCTCTGCGGCACAGACCTTGAAGAGGCAGATTTTAGCAGAGCAAACCTCCGCAGAGCAATCCTTCGCGGAGCGAACCTCCGCAATGCAGATTTCAGCAATGCAGACCTCACCGGAGCAGACCTCAGTGGAGCGGACTTATGCTGGGCAGAATTTAGCAGGGCAAAATTACCAAAAGGCTGTGCTTTCTACAACTATTTGCCCGGGTACGATATCCTAGTCGTTCACGATGTCGCGCACATCGGTTGCCATTCGCTACCGTTGTCGGAGTGGCTCGAGCGCGGTCCGGAGATTGGCAGGGAGAATGGCTACTCTCCAGAGCGGATCGCCGCTTACATGGAGGTTTTGAGGAGACATTATGATCAGTATAGGCGTTGACATCGGGCTACACGGCGCAGCCGTGGCCATCAATGAGAAATATCGAGTGATCGAGTGGATGGATACTCCACTCATCGGGAAGAAATTTTACAACATTACGGCCGTGCGGAATTTTTTGGAAGTTTTCGCCATAAATCGCGATGAACCTCTCATCTACGTCTGGATAGAGGCCGCGAGTACACGGCCTGCTCAGTCCGCGCAGAGTGGGCTCTCTACTGGGCTGGGGTACGGGATATGGCAAGGGTTGTGTGCTGGATTAGGCCTGCGGTATGGCACGGTCCGTCCAAAGGAGTGGATGGGGACTATGCTTAAAGGTCTCCCCAAAAGTGAAGGGAAGGCCCGTTCAATTTTGCAGGCATCTAGGATGTTCCCTTCCGGACTGCCCTTGGTTGGACCACGGGGAGGCAAAAAAGACGGTCGCGCCGATGCGGCATTGATTGCAGCCTATGGGTTGCGGCAGATTCGAGGAAAAAATGGATAAAAAAAAATTGATAACGCTTCGAATCCCGGAGCCATACAAAAAACAAACGGGAGTCCGCGCTCCCGTCGACTGGATCAAAGCTATCGATGCCTGGGCTAGAGAGCATATGATATCCAGAAATGACGCAATTTTGTTCTTGGTGCTTGAAGGGATTAGGCGTCAGGAAAGTCTGAAATAGATCCTCGATTTCCTTACCGTATTTACAATAGTTTTACAATTGCACATATTCTGTTGACGTTTTTGATATTTTCATCTATATGGAAATATCATGACGTTGCAAATGAGAAGTAATACAAGAAAACACCTCCTGACTCTTCCGGCAAAGCTTTCCAAAAGAGTCGAAAAATTCCACAAGAAGTTCAAGAGCGAGCAAATCGAGGCCTACGGCGCTGATGCCGGAATCAATGACACCCTCCGCGCGCTGATTGCCCGCGGACTGATGGCTGTTGAGATCGATGAGGCTGCAGAGATAGAGGCGGCGAGGTCTGCAGACGATGAGTAATGACCTCTCGATAAACACCACGGCCGAAAGAGCTGTAATTGCATGTGTGTTGCGCTGGCCGGAAGTGATCGAGGGTTCCGATCTCCTTGTCTCTGATTTTTTTCACCTTGATCATGTCTCTATATGGCAGGCGTTTGTCGACCTTCAGACGCAAGGTGACCCGATTGATCCAGTGACACTGGAAAAATGTGGAATCCCTATATCCACGAGCTTGAAATTTGTGGAACATGCGGGATCCCGGGAGTTGTTCGGCCATTATTCGCTTCAAGTCCGTGATGCTGCGATGCGCCGACGGATCGCGAAATGCTCTGGCGAACTCATCGAGTTAACGAAAGAGCATGACGATGTCGGAGCGGTCATTCATCGCGGATTGAGCGATTTGCAGGACTGCCTAGCCGGATCTCTGACGGCCTTTGAGCACATTGCTGTTCCAGCTGATGACTGGTATCAGGATGTACAGACAAGGCGTGAGAATCCTGGGACAAAGCCGAGTCTCGGGATTCCTACTGGGCTGACGAGACTAAATGAGTATTTGGTTGGTGGTCCTGCCCGAGGACATTTGACGGTAGTTGGTGGTGATTCGAGTATGGGAAAAAGTGCTTTGCTGAATAGCGTGATGATCGGTCCAGCTGCTAGACAGGGGTTCAGATGCGGAGTGTGCTCATTTGAGGATTCTGCTAGGTCTGTAACTGTGCGGCACTTATCCGGTGAGACTGGAATCCCAAACCGACAATTACAGCGAGAGCAGATTTCTTGCTACGACGAGCTCGATATGATCAGGAATGGGCTAACAAAAATAGCGAATCTCCCGATTTGGATTATGGATACTGTTCCTGGGTCAATTGATGAGCTCTGCGGCATATTGCGGAGGTTTGTTGCGGATAATCCCATCGATATCCTCGGAATCGACTATTTACAGTTCATTTCAGCCGGAATCCCGGGGTTATCCGATACTGAGCAAAGCAAATATGTGGTGACCAAGCTCGGGAAATTGGCTCGCGAGTTGACGAACACTGCGGTAGTCCTTTTAGCGCAGTATAGAAAATTACAGGAACATGGTGCGATGCCGACAGACTCAGATTTGCTTGGGGCTGGCGCGATCAGACATTTTGCTCATGCAATTTTACACATATGGTGCCCTCAAAAAGCCATTCGCTCGGGTTGCAAGTCACTGCTTGTGTCAAAAAATAAGCAAGGCCCCACTGGCCATCTTGTAATGGGTTGGTCGCCGCAAACAGTGACATTTTCCGACCCAGATCCAGATCTTGAAGAAAAATATCGCAACCTGGTCGGAATCAAGAGACGTGGAAATAGCAAAAAGACACCACCGAAGAAAATTCAGGCTGAAATGTAATGGAGAAGTGAATGACAGAAATAGTAAAGAGGAATTTTTACGATAAAATTGAAAATCCGCTTGAGGCCATTGAGCAACTCGGGACGGCCATGGCCAAGAGTGGGTTACTCGGGATTCAGACCAAAGAACAAGGGATGGTTATTGCTCTCACATGTATGCAAGAGGGAATAGCGCCCCTAGATTTCGCCAGGACCTACCACATCGTGGAAGGTCGTCCGACAATGAGAGCAGATGCTATGCAGGCTCGGTTCATGTCGTCTGGGTGGCAAATCCAATGGCTGGTGTCCACCGACACCGAGGCTCAATTGGCTGTGCGCCACGAGAAGCACCACCCAGAGTGGTACGCGATGCAGTCGATTACAATAGAAAAGATGGATTCTAGGGGGATAACACAAGGGAAGGGCGGAAAAAAACGGAATTGGCAGAGGTTTCCAGCGCAAATGCTTAGAGCACGAGCGATATCGGAGGCTGTGCGCATGTGGCATCCACAAATAGTGGCCGGTATTTACACACCAGAGGAAGCTGGAGATTTTGAGCCAATTTCCGTTGAGACTGAAATCGACAATGCCCCATCATCTCTTCCTGCCCTTGAGCCTCTTAGCGATATCTACACAGCTGTGTGTAATTCTATAGGTTATTGGGAATCCAGGTACGGAATAACTAAAGATCAGCTCGAGTGCGCACTAGACAGCCCATCGGCAGCATGGGGCGATGAAGCCGTTGAGCAGCTGAGGGCATGGGCTCGCGAGGCCAACTCCGCGCAAGACCCTGTGCGTGAAGCGGCAAGACTAATAGGAGTTTGTGAAAATGAAGCGTAAAAAAATACAAAGATTTGATGACGAGAGGCCGTTATTTGCCTCTATTCCACCACGTGCGATGGTGGAGATAGCGGAGGTATTGCTCCATGGTGCAAAACTCTACGGGGACTATAGCTGGTGTGCTGGTACTGGCTGGTCGAATCTGCTGAATGCCGCGATTGGGCACCTTCTCGCGTGGAATAGCGGAGAAAGCACAGACGCAGATAGTGGTAAGAGTCATCTTGCACATGCCGCGTCAAATTTGCTTTTTCTTTTAGAGTATGAACTCAGGGGGATCGGGTGCGATGACAGGATTGGCAAAGTGTTGAAGGACGGTTCTCGTTGAATTTTTCTTCTATAATTGTAGACGGTACAGCTATTTCGTATAGAGATTATTGTGCCACAGAGGATTGCCTCCCATCGATGATCTCGCGGACTCTGCGATGGACTCAAATATATCAGCCAAAAATGACCTACATCGCCTGGGATGGCCCGCGAAGTCGAGATGTCCGGAATAGCATTTACCCTAAATATAAGGGAAATCGGAAGAAGAAGCCCAAAGAATACTTTGAACAAGTCGCCGAAGTAAAAGAGATTTTTCAGATATTTGGATTCCATCAATTCGAAGGGCCCGGAGAGGGCGATGATGTAATAGCTACCCTGTGTCGACAGCGCAGTGGCCGCAAACTTATCGTCACCGTGGACAAAGATCTCGTGCAATTAATCGGGCCGGAAGTGTGCCTATTAAGAGTGCTGGAAGAGGAGACCTTCCTTGATGTCATGAATTGCAGAGATTTATTCGGATGGAATCCGGAGGAGTGGTTGGATTACCAGACGATTGTCGGAGACTCTGGTGACGGGATTCCAGGCATTGTTGGGGTAGGGGATAAAGGTGCTCGTGCAATTTTACAGGCCTGTCCTGATTTTCTGTACATACTGCAAAAATCTAACTCCGCAACTGCATTCGAGGAGCTCCAAAAAGCGTTAAATGGATCGGATAAAACAGAATTTACTCTCAACGCAGCTCGCCTCATCTTAGAGCAACTCGATCGCTTGGATGAAACTAGACGTTTGGTGGAATTGAAAGATATCCCACTGAAAGTTTGTTCAGGCAGTAAAGATTTACACAAAGCCATTGACTGGCTTGCCGATCGAAGATTGGAGCATCTCATGTGGAGGGCGATGGATGTCTTGAAGTAAGTTTGGCATAGTGTCATATTGACACGGTGTAATTTTATGCTAACTTGTCAACATGTCAAATCGTCCTGCGACTCCCTGCGCAGCTACAAAAATTGATGGGTCTCCCTGCAATGCATACGCGATGTATGACAGTATCTACTGCAGACATCACGATCCAAACCACCAGGAAAGTGTCAAAAAGGCACGGCTAAAAGGTGGTCTAAACAATCGGCTCTCCTCTCCGGAGGCAGCCCCTGCATCTGGGTTAACTCAAGAAGAACTTGAGAGTCTTGGGAATCTCCCGGAGAATCCAAAAGAGCTGCGTGAATTCTTGGCGAAGGTCACGGCTTACACTATCGCCAATAAAATTACATCCCGACAGGCTGGTGAGGTGCGGCAGATGGTCAAGCTGATGGTTACCCTTCCCAAGCCGGATCCCGAGGAGAATCCAGCAGACAAGTTGACCGATAAGCAACTAGCTGAGGAACTTAGGAAGCAACTCCGAACTCTTGAATCGAAGATCGAGGCGGAGGCCTCATGAAAATTATGATGAGGACGTTCGTGGAGCGTGTCGACTTACCACTGGTCATTGATGCATGGAGGGCTACAGCAAAGCGAGCTCATGGAATACTGAAGGGATTTTCAAAATCCCAGATGAAATACCATGTTGAGACAGTGATCAAACCGATCGTGTCTCGGGCAAAGCCTTTGATGGCAGTGGAGCCAGATCACCCGGAACAAATCTTTGGTTTTATTTGTGGAGAATTCCAGGGGGAGACCCCTGTTTTACATATGCTGTATGTGCGTAAGATGTGGAGGACATATGGAATCGGTACGGCACTGATGAGGGCGACCTTCACCTGTCTTGGCCGAAAGACTATTTACACTACGCATCCAATGCCAGCATTGCCGTTTTTTCGGGAAAAATGGCAATTGAAGTCAAACCCATATTTGGTGATAAATGGTAAAAAAGCGAAAAGAACTTCCGACGATAATCAATGGGATTCTTTTGAAGAACAAGGACATGGATCAACATCCATACATCGATGGCCGGACGTGGGATCGGACAATCCGCCCTCATGTCCTTGATGGATGCGTCGGAGGATTTCTGGTGGAATTCGCCATTGGGCGGAAGGTATTTTATCCAGCTTTAAATGTGATAAGGGTGGATTTGCCAGAGGATTATAGTGGTTAAGGTTGTCATCTGTGTAATTATCCTTCCCTGGTGTAGCATGGATTCACAGACGCTTTTAGTCTCCGCTAAATCCAGGACAGGGATCCGCGACACCCTATTCCGGGAACAGCGGCTTGCGGCTGATGATCCAAGTCCTCGAAAACTCATTTGGACAACTGGTCGAGCCGGCAAAAGCACTATGGTGCTTACTGATTTTGTGTCCGACGGCTTAGAGCGGGAATTTTCTACATATTTTTTCTTCTGCTTGATCGAAAAACAAGTGGAAGAAATCGCCTGGAAAATTCTAGCAAAAATAAATAGGGATTATGCTCTTGGATGCAGGATGCAAGAGCATAAGCTGAAAGTGACTCTCCCCACGGGCAGTCAAATTCAGCTTTTTGGGTCTGATAATCTTGCAGCGTTGGATCGGTTTTTGGGGATCAAGCTCAGAAAAGTCGCATTTGATGAGGCAGCATTTTACACCACTCTTAACCTTGAGGAGATGGTAGAGGATACAATCGGCCCTCGACTAGTGGACGAGCGGGGCCAACTCTATTTGATGTCCACTCCTCCGCGGCACCCTCATGGTTTGTTTTATGAGATCATCAAGGGCTTTGGTCCTCGGAAAAATATGTCAGGAGTAGAATCTCCGTCTTATCCTGGATGGAGCTGTCATTCGTGGACCACGCTCGACAATCCTTCCATGCGCAGTCAGTGGAAACAGGACATTGCGAGAAAAAGGAAGAATGATCCTGAACTAGAGACACGAGTCTGGTTTCGTCGGACGTATCTAGGCGAAAATGTTCATGATACCGGGAAGTTGGTTTATGAATATGATCCTGTCAGGAATCTCTGGCGAGATGATTGGGAACACAAACCAGGTGATCGATTTGTGCTTGGGCTCGATTTAGGGTGGGATGATGCGACAGCATTTTCATTTAATACCTGGCGACCTACATCGAAAATTCCGCTCCTTCTGGAACTTGATGCTTACAAAGAGTCCCATATGCGCATGGATGCAATTGCGTCCCACATCACGAAATACAGAGATTATGTTGACACTGTACATGGTGAGATCCTTGATATTGTATGCGACTATGCGCACAAGCAGTACTTCGAGGAACTTGCTCGTCGATACGACATACCGCTTCTTCAGTCGGAAAAGCCGAAAAAGTACGACTGGATAAAAACTTTGAACAGTGACTATAATCTAGGATATGTCCAGCTTTTGGAGAGTTCCACGGAGTGTCATAGGGAAGAAATGAGTTCTCTTCCCTGGAAAATCGCAAAGCAGACAGGGAAGCGAGTAGAGTATCCAAACAAACCTAATGATTCATGCGATGCGCATCTTGCCGCATACCGACATGCATACCATTACATACATGAAGAGGAAGAGCCGAAGATCGACTTACATAGCGAGGAGTGGTACAGGAGAGAAGAGGAACGGATGGTAATGGCTGCGCAAATAGAGGATGAATCCGGAGAGGAAAGGCCTTGGTATGATCCATAAGGAGCAGCAGCATTTCTGGAAAAGCAAGACTCCGGAGGAAAGCGTCTTCAATTCGCTTTCGCGGTTGGAGGAGGAGATCAACCGGCGCGAGAGCTACTGGAAAAGATACCTTGGAGTCTACTTAAATCATGTTGTTACAGGGTTACACCCTGGCGATCGGGCAACTTCTAGGCAGGCATTCAAGAATCGGAAGAAAACTGAGCGTCGACTAGCTCTCAATCCGATCAAAAATTGTATCAAAACTCTCGGCGCGCGAATCGCGACACAACGCCCGATGGTAAAAATCCAGACGTCGACGTCTGGGCCGAATGCCTGGAGCCAGAAGGTGAAGGCCCGAGGTTTGGAAAAGTTCATTCTGGGTGAATGGGAGCGGGCTAAATTTTATCAGAAAACTGTAAAAATCTTTCACTATGCGGCTGCAGTTGGGATAGGTGCAATGCACATCTACCCTGGGTACAAGCATGTTGAATTCGAGCCTGTCCCACCTTGGGAATTGGTTGTTGATGAACAGGCTGCGCTTAATGGTGAGACTCGTCAGCTAATACGGGTAAAATACATCCCTGCTGAACGACTGATGGCGCGATTTTGCCATGAATCACTGCCACAGCGCTGGCGAGCGGACAATGAGCGCGCGATCGACAAGGCTGTGAAGGATAATGCCGTCGTGCGGGAGGGAAAGAAGATCATCACAGACCTGGTGAAAGTCGCAGAGGCTTGGCATCTTCCATCTGGGTGGGGGGCTGACGATGGATACCATGCAGTCTGCATAGAGGGGCGGACGTTGACTCCGCCGAAATGGCGGCAATGGGAGATTGAATCCTTCCCCTTCGCGATGTTTCGGTGGCAAGATCCACTGATTGGGTGGTATCCGCAAGGTCTTGTGGAGGAGATGGAGCCAATCCAAGGGCAGGAAAACAAACTGCTTGGCCGAATCCAGGATTCAATGCACCTGCATTCGGTTACGAACACCTACTATGAAGAGGGCTCCATTAAAAAGGAGCACATGAAAAATACTTCTGGGAATCTAATCCCTGTCAGGAAAGGGTCATCGCTTCCAAAGACTGGTATGCCGACTTCGATTTCCTCTGAGGTGTTTCGTTTTGTTTTCGATTTGGACCAACGAGTATATCGAGATTCCGGAGTTTCTGAGTTGTCTGCCCAAAGTATCAAGCCACCTGGGATTGATTCAGGCAGAGGGCTGATGGTGCTGAAAGATACGGAATCCGGCCGGCACGCTCAGACCAATATTGAGTGGGATGATTTCCATCACAGTTCAGCTGGGCTAACAATTTGCGCTGGTGGTGAAATCCACTCACGGGATGGGGATTATCGAACGAATTTCTACATCCGGAATGGTACCTCGAAGGGGATCGAGCAAATAAAATGGTCTGACGTCAATATGGACAAGGACATGTATGAGATCTCGATTTTTCCGAGCTCGTCTTTGCCGCATGAGCCAGCTGGTCGAATCCGCGAAGTAGAAAATTTAATCGAGGGTGGATTCATCGACCATAAGCAGGGGTTGGTCCTGCTAAGGATGCCAGATCTTGAGCAATTTGCATCCCTCGAGACAGCTGCATACGAGGATATCGAGATGCAGATCGAACTGATGCTGGTGAAGGGTGAGGAAGTACGTCCTGAGCCATTCCAGGATTTGACACTTGGCTTGGCGATGATGACCTCTGCCATGCTCCGCGCGCGTACTCAAGGTGCGCCACCAGAGAATGTAAAATTACTAATGGACTGGATCGAGGAAGCCGACAGCATGTTAGCTTCGGCTCAAGCTCCAGAAATGCCCTTGCCAGCTGCTCCGATGGGACCAACTGGTAATGCATCTGGAGGTATGCCACCGGCCCTTCCGGCCGGAATGGAGGCATCATGAGAAAGGGCAGACTTATCAAGCCCAGTAGCATCGCTGGCTACCAACTAAAAGCCAGCGATATCGTTCCTACTTTCGACAATGTTCTGGTCAGATATGTCCCTCCGGGTACTACCGAGGGAGGGCTCCATATCCCTGATCAGGTTGAAGATCAGACTCCGCTGGCGGAGGTCATTAGCTGTGGTCCAGGCGCACCATTGCAGGATGGAACATTCCGCCCAGTATGCTGCTCTCCGGGAGACACTGTGATGATGACGGGGAGAGCAGTAGAATTAGGGAATCATCTCTATTTAATTAGAGATCGTGAAATCCCGTTCGTTTTGAAAAGGTCATTGAATTAAAATGCCAGAAGATAATTTTGAAAATTCCGGAAATCGGGATGACGCCAGGGGTCGATTCATCGAGCGGATGCAAGGCTCTGCACCTTCTCAGGCGGAGTCTGATCCTGGTCAGCAAGTCTCCGACCCGCCAGCAGACCAGCTGGCACAATCCTACGAAGATCTCTTGCGGCGAGATCGCGAGCTAAAAGAACGCTCGGATAGGGTTTCTCAGAGGGAGAAAGAACTCCAAGAATTCGAAGAAATTCGAAGGCTTGCGAGGGAGAATCCACTTGAAGCGACCAAGAGGCTGGGCGTTGATCACTTTGCGCTCGGGGATGCTATTTTGGGGTCCGACGAGCCCGCAGAGCAGTCCAGCGGAGATCTCTCCGCCATTCAGCAGGAATTGGAGGATCTCAAGCGGTGGAAACAACAGCAAGAACAATACAATGCCCAAACGGCAGAGAAACGGCTTATTCGGCAAGTAATAGCAGAGTCTGACGGGTGTGAATTTTTACAGCACTCATTCCGGACTTCTCCTGGACAAGTCGAGGAGGCGATTTACAACAGGGCTGTACAGCAATATGAGAAGACAAGAGAGCCCCCGAAATACAGAGACATCATCAATGAACTCGAAAAAGAGCTTACGGCTCAAGCTTTTGCCTTGACAGAATCCTATTCTAAGATCAATAAATATAAAGAGCGGTTTGGCGATCTGTCACAAATCGAGAAAAAGGTTCAAAATTCGACACTACCACCAGTTGAACTGCAGCAGGAACCGCCCAAACCTACACAAACTCAGTCACTGACCCTGAGTAACGATCTCGGCGCGCAACCATCGATTGAGACAGTTACTCTAAGATCTCAGGCTGAGAGACGAGAGGCCTTTAGAAAACATAAGTTTTTCAAGGGCTAACAGAGGGCACGAAACGACCCTCCTGGCTAATCGAATCCACCTGCCAGGGTACCCTCACAACAGCAACCGCGATAAGTGAGGGAAGAAATGGCAGTTCCAGCCGATCTCGATCTAACAGAATTTGATTACGCGTTGAAAGATCTTTACGATCCTGCAACGGTCGTAAGCACCGTCTTCAAAAATAATCCTCTTTTGGCCCGCGTGCCCAAGAGCACGAAGTTTCCAGGTCGGAGGTTCATCTATGCTGTAAAATACGCTGACATGACGGGCCGCTCCTCGGCCTTTTCGAGCGCTCAGGGAAATCGAAACCCGAGTAAAGGTGTAGATTTTCAGATCACTCGATCCAAGGATTATGCCGTGGGGCGCATCGACACCGAAACGATGCTAGCGTCTGAGGATGACGAAGGAGCATTTCTAGAAGCCGTCGAAACCGAATCAGATAGCGCTATCAATGCGATCAAGCGCTCTCTCGGTATTCGGATGTATGGGAATGGGAGTGGAAAAATTGGCAGCGTTTCGAGTCCAGGAGCCGACCCTACGCTGACTCTGGAAAATTCTGACGACATTACAAACTTCGAACCGGGTCAGCGGATTGTCTTTGCGGCAGATGAAGCATCTGCCCTGAGGGATTCCGGAGCATCCTTGTATGTCGGTGACATCGACGTGGATGCCGGTACTTTCGAGTGCGAGGATTCCAGTGGAGCTGCTGCCAATGTGACGGCAGTCAGTGGCATTGCTGATGGAGATTCCATTTTCACGCACGGGGATTATGTCTCCGCGGGTGACAGAAATATGGTAATCGGACTCGATGGATGGAATCCAAAGGCCACCGAATCAGTTTCGACCAGCTTCAACGGCGTGACCCGCTCCGTCTACCGGCAACGGCTGGCAGGTAGCGCGTACAACGACACCTCATACCCCGGATATGGTACGGAGGAAGCTATCCATCTGCTGATCAGCCGACTGAACAGGATGGGGCAAGACCCTGACTCCTGCTATATGGGACCCGATCGATGGAGAGGGTTCGTGAGCTCTCTCGAATCGCGAGCCCAGTACATCAAAGAAACCGTGGACATTGTGGACAAGGATGGGTCCCTGATCGCGCGTGTTGGATTCAACGGAATCGAAGTATCCAGCGGGGATAGCACCGTCAAGTGCTTCAAGGACTTCAATTGCCCTGAGGACAGGATCCATGTGATCAAGAATGATGTCCTCGAGCTCAAGAGCATCGGACAGGTCCCTCGGTGGCTGACCACCAATCGGATCGTAGAAGATGCCGACCAAATTGAGTTTCGGCTCGGGATGTTCGGAAATCTAAGGTGTAAAAATCCAGCAGCGCTCGCAAGGTTCGACTGGGCGTAATTCTCGACCTGCCATCCTCGCAAGAGGATGGTTCCAGGAGGCTAAAATGGCCGAAAGACTATGGAAAAATGGCGGTCGGATATATGCCATCGAGTCATTCCCCGTGATATTATTCGCGGAAGTTACAGCTGCGGCGGATGTTGACGCCAATGGGTATACTGTGACGAATGGCTCTGAGGCTGTAACGTCAGTGGCAAAGACAGCGGAAGGGAAAGCCCGAATCACCTTGGCAGACTCATATTATGAGCTGCTAGGCATCAGCGGAATGGTTTCTCGAACAGATTGCGCCATGCTGTTCGATGCCGAAGACGTGAATGGCGCAACTCCCTATATTGATGTGATTTTTCAAGATGCCGGCGTGGATACGGACCCGGATTCCGCGACAATATACCTGATAATCTTCCTCCGAAACACGCCTTAAGGAGGGTTTTTTATGGCCCTCACCCGCACTCGCGCTGAGCTCAGAACCGAGGTGATGGAGCGCGGAGACTTCAAGTCTGTGCGCCATCCTCAGGCCGAGATTGATCGACGCCTCGATCAAGGGGCAGCAAAACTTTACCGTCTGCTTGCAACGTGTGACCCAAATTTGTACTTAGAATACAAGGAGATAACTGTAGTTTCGGGGACAGATACCTATGCTGTGCCCAGCAAGCCGGGCGATAGCTACGATTTCTGGAAAGCCCGAGGTGTGGACGTTTATTTCAACGGAATCTGGCATCCGATGAAAAAGTTCAACCACGCTGAACGGAATCAGTACCAGGATTGCAGCACAGAACTAGGTACTAGATGGAGAGTTTCAGGAGGAAATCTTAGGCTGAGACCTACGCCTAACTGGGGGGGCACCGTCAAACTGTGGTACATCCCCGCACCGTGGGTATTCGAAAACGATAGCGCTACTCTTGATGGGATAGCAGGATACGAAGAATATGTAATATTATGGGCGGTTATCAAAGGTAAGGAAAAAGACCGGTACGATGCGCGCGATCTCAAAGAGGATATGATGGATATCGAGGCTGAGATCCGTGAGCAGGCGACTTCCACGGATGTCGCAGAGCCAGACAGGGTCCGAGATGTCGAGGCGGAGGGTCAGGTGAGTGGATTCTACCGAGGTGTACCGTGGGATTGACGACCACTCAGGCCTTATCGATCCCCGAGCAGCACTCTCTTGACGCTACCAGATCGGCCATCGATGCCCTAGAACGGGAAAAGGATAAGCCCTTTGGTGATCCAACAGAGATTAAATATTCCGGTACGATTGGGAGGCCCGGAGAAGTCGTGCTCTGCGACCCTTCCAGCGGGGCATTTACAGTGGAGATTCAGTCACTAACTGCGGGGGATATTGGAAAGACAATAGCAGTGAAAAATCACAGTGCCAGCACAAACACTATTACAGCATCTGGGGCTGGGGTTACTATTGACGGTGCATCATCTGCTACTATCACGACAGCTCGTGGTTCGCTCCTCATGCTGATTATATCAACGACGGAATTGGTAGTTTTATGAGCCCACTGAAGGACACATTGATTCCAGCAGTACTGAATACCGGCCTTGACACTGGAAAAGATCCGAAGGTTGTGTCCCAGGGTTTGCTTCGACTGGAAAATTCAGTATTTGACTATGAGGGGCAGTTGAGGAAGCGTCATGGATTGCGGCGCATCGTTGCAGGCGGACGATATCTCGGAGTTTTAGACGATACGCCTATTCTGTATAGATCTGATGTTAAGGTTTATAATTCTGAGGATGACACTTTCGATACGGCTGTATCGTCATTAAGCCTTATAAACTGCGAACTTGAGCCATTATATTCTGAGCCGAATCACCAGTTCGCCGGGATTCAAATAGTCGAGTTTGGCGATATTTGGGCTATTTGCGGATCGAAATTCGACGTCGTCTCGTCTACCATCGATTATTTTGTCAAGACATACAATCGCCATACAAAACTGGAGATCGACTCATATTCCACTTCTGGAGAATATGTCCGATTGTTACTTACTGGATACGACACATCGCTGTATTTTTTCACATCATCTGGGAGTCCTGCAGTCTTGGCGTGGGGGACGATATCCACTGACGGGACAATTGGGACACCATCTACTATTTCGGGCTCCGCCTCAAATACGGACACAAACATTCCATTTGATGTGTGTGTTTTTGGTGTAGGTGAAAATAGCATCTTTCTTGGACATTACACACTGGGGGGCGCTTTTGAGCCTCTTGCTTACAATGGATCTTCTTGGAGCGTTGGATCGACAATATCTGTAACGACAGCTGACAAGGTCGGGTGTTTTAAATTATCAACAAATATTGCAGTTGCATTGTACTCCGATCGAGGGACTACACCAAGACGTTGCTACGCAGTTGGGTATGACAATACTGCGTCAGTAGTGATATCATCTGCTTCTGTTCTCTCCTGGACATCTCCATCCTTAGCAGGCAGTTTATCGGGGGTAGGAAAATCATCCATAGGGTATGTATATGTGACGATTTACGATTCTGCAGTGACTGTAAATCAATACCTAATCCGGGAAGGATCGTATTGGGACTCTGGAGGAGGTGTAGGGACAAATGGGACAGTAAATGATTACACGTATGGCGGACAACTCTACGGGAAGCCGTGGGCTGACTACCTTGGCAATATACACCTACTTTCATTCCGATACGATGGTGCAGGCGACGTAGAGGGCGCTTATCTCCTAACAAATGACAGTCATGAGATGGAGACAATGTCCATGCATGGATTCGCCGATGATTCTGGTGGTGGTGGATATGTCGTGCAGATTCATGAAAAATCATCGAATGAGTGGATGACTGTCCTCTGTAAAAAAACAGGAGATTCAACTAATGCAATGTATGTTGCAAATCTTCGTCTTCATACTTCCGTAGGCAAAAAGCATGCACTAGAGGCCAATGGCGTCATGACAATTCCAAGCGGTATTCCGCTTGAATTTGACGGGAAAGCCGTTGTCGAAAGCGGATTTGTCGTTTCTCCGAAAATCGGGAGCCTGACCGAGTCAGCAGGAGGATATCTCACCTTAACATCTAGTTATGGATATGTTGCAATTTTCGAGTGGTACAATGCCAAAGGGCAACTTTACCGGAGCGCGCAAAGTCCTGTGAGCAGCATAACACTCACAGGATCCAATCGGACTGTGACAGCTATAGTAAGAACAATAAGTTACACTATGAAGGATGACGTTGCAATTGTCCTTTGTAGAACACTGGCGAATGGATCTGTCTATCATAGATGTCAAACTGTATGGGGGGGACCTTATATAGCTCAATACGTCAGCATTGTGGACACTGCGGCCGACTCATCGATAGCAGACAATGAGATTCTTTACACCCAGGGTGGAACTTTAAACAATTACCCTCCTCCGACGTACGATTACGCAACGGTACATCAACAACGGATGTTTATTGCTCCAACTGACGATCCAGTACCGACTGTTAGATACTCGCAATCGTTTTTAACTGATACTGGAATTGAGCATTCTCCGTTCCTAGAAATCGAGGTTCCAACGTCAGGCGGCGAGATTACAGCCCTTGCATCATTTATGGACCGGGTGATTATTTTTAAAGAAACTCGAATCTACGCGTGTACAGGTACTGGCTTGAGCATGGCTGGTACAGGTTCTGGATATTCAGATCCTGTGATGATTAGTGAGGCGATAGGCTGTGTAAACAGCAAAACGTTAGTCCAATGCCCATTGGGGTTAATGTTCGAAGGGCCAGACGGTATTTATTTGCTAGACAAGAGCCTAATGGTGTCACCCATCGGCGAGCCTGTACGATGGCACTATAAGCAAATTGATCTTGCTCGGGGAGTATTGATCCCAGAAGATAATTATGTGATTTTTTTACCAGAGGGGTTTGGTGAGAAAGCACTCGTTTTTAACTACTTAAGAAATCAGTGGTCAACATTCACAAATCACCATTGCCAAGACGCTGTAGAGGCCGGTGGTGTGCTGTATCTCTACTACACCGATGTTCGCGTCCAAGACCGTTCATTGTGGCGTGATAATGATGAGGACATCATCCAGAGAATCAGAACGGGGTGGTTCTCATTCGCCAAATTAACTGGGGTACAATACATCCGAGGAATCGTGCTCGAAGGCCAGAATATTAGCGATCATCAAATCCGATTGAAAATCGCATACGACGAGCCCGTGTTTGTCGACGATCAGACATTTAACTCAAACACCTTGGAAAATATGGATATCGACGATCACTATGGGAGCGGACTGTCCAGTGCTTACAGTGACAATGCATTTATGATTGAGGCCGGGACCAGCATCATCGAATGCAGCAAGATTATGATAGAAATTACAGATGAGGATGATGGGGTTGTAGATTTACAGCAGGGATTTTCGCTGACTGGTATTGGATTCATCGTCGCAATCGAGGATGGATTCAAGCGGCTTGGCTCAGCCAGGAGGTTCTAAAAATGGCAAATTGGCAGGGCGCAGCACAGGGCGCTATGTCCGGCGCAGCATCTATGGCCCCCCTTGGCCCGTGGTGGGCACTTGCGGGAGGGTTAGGCGGAGGACTGATTGGATTACTCTCTCCGAGTGATCAAGCCGCTCCTCAGGCACAATACGGATATACCCCTGAATCTCCGACTCTTTTAGAGGCTGGTCGACATTTCGGCGAGGGCGGAATGGGGGAGTATTGGGCCGGGCTGGCACGATCCGAGGATGTTGCTAAGGCACAAGCGCTTGCAGCAGCAGCCAGAGGTCGCGAGGATATGGCCTTGCAGATGATGCTCCCGTATGTCAGAGGTGAGGAGAGCATGGCCATGGGCGCTGGTCGGATAGCCATGGAGCAAGCACAGCAGCAAATTGCAGCTCAAGCGGCAAGTGCTCCTGGCGGGTACGATCCTGCTCTGGAGCGAGCAGCTCTTCTAGCGATGTCGGGGCAGGGGCAAGCCATAGCCGGTCAGACAGCTCAAGCAGCTCAGGCCGAGCGTATCGCCGCACATCAGGCATTTTTGCAGGCTGCCCAACAGCAGCGCGCTAGCGACCTCCAACAACAGCAGCTAGCCGCCGCTACTGAGGCTCAATACCTGGGGGCAGGCCAATCTGAGCGGATGTCAATGTTACAGGCCCGTCAAAATTATGAACAAATGTTGCTGAAAGCCAGTATGAATATCAGTCCGGATGAGATGCGGGAACGGATGGAAGATCCTCGACTCGCGGCGACGCGGAAAATGGGCGAAAGTTGGGCATTTACCCCTGAGGAGATGAGAGTCCGTCGAGAGGCTGATGCAGCCGAGGAAGCTCGACGCAAAAAAGAGGAGGAGGAGGCCGGCTATAAGACTGGATACTATCAGGAAGACCCGAATCAACCACGTGGACGCTATGTTGGTGGCGTTGGATATGTATAGGAGAGAGGAATGCCGTTTCCTGAAAGATATAAAGGGCTTGCACAGGCTCCGCTGCTAGATCCGCAGACAGCTCTCCAACCCAGGGTTCCAGCACCAGCGGAATTTACGCCGCCTGCACCCCAAGTTCCAGCTGTCGCGCCACCACTCCCATCTCCGGGGCTCTCCCCAGAGTATCAACGACTAGGTGCAGCTGCCGCTGGGTTCGACCCGATCAGGGCTCGTCAGCAGATGGAGGCCCAGCGACGCACGCACGCGGCACCTCCTGCTGCAGCTCGAGCTTCACAGGGACAGGCCTTTCAAGAGGTCGATGTTCCGGCGCCAACTCAGCAACAATTCATGGGATTGGGGATTCCAGCCGGAGTCGCCCCCACTCCTCAAGAGCCTCAATATGGGACGGCTACGGAGCGTCTGACGACGACTCAGACACGGCATGGTCGACCCGTCGATCAGCCGTATCTCGAAGCAACGACAGCTGCGACGGAAGAATTGGCTGGGATTGAGGAAAAAATAGGCCTGGAAAAGGCGCAAACTGAGGAGGAAAAGGCAGATCTGATCGCTCAGCACCTGGAAAAAGAAGCCGAGCGCAGAAAAACTGTCGACCGTGAGATGCAGCAAGTGCAACAAGGAATTGTTGCGCGAGAGCAGCGCATTGATACTGCGATGCGGGAGGTCGAAAACGCGAAAATAGACCCACGGAGATACTGGAATAATCTAGAGACGAGCGACAAAATTGCGCACGGGCTCGTGCTTGCGCTTGGTGGAGTGGCCCAGATCCTGAGCAGGGGGAAGACTGAAAACGTCGGGCTGAAGCTGCTCAATCGCCAGATGGAACAGGACATTGCTCTCCAACGAGAGACTCTAGAGCGCAAAAAAGGAGCAATCAAAGGGCACGAAAACATGCTCGGTCACCTGTATAAGCGCTTAGGAAGCATGGAGGAATCTGAGTCCACACTGAGGAATTTGCTCACCAAAGATCTTCAGCTGAAGCTTACGCGGGTGGAGCAGAGCGCAGCTCCGGGGTTGGTGAAGGCCAACGCGAGAAAGCTCCAGCTGGCCCTCAGGCAGCAAGTCGCTGAAAAAATGCACCAAGAGCGTGTCGCAGCATTCTCAGAAAAAGTCACCACTTCTCGGGTGCAGACTCGAAAAGTTCCGTTGACACGGCCACCAGAAGCGACCAAAAATCTAGATCCGCCTCCTGATGCGATCTTGAAAAAAGTCGAGACCACAGATGTCTTCCGGAAACATCTCGACCAGTTTTACAGCGCCTATAAAAAATTGAAGGTCCCTGGAGGAGTGACCGCATGGACTGGCGAGGCAGCTGACAGAGTGCAAAAGATCCAAGAGAGGGTCTCCGAGAGCCTAGCGAGAAAGCTAGTGGGCACTGGAGCTTCCACCGAGATGATCCAATCATTCAAGACGCATATTGCGAGGCCATTTTCGTCTGATCGGGACGTAAAAAAGCGACTCAAAGATCTCATGCACGAGGCTGACGATGAGATGGCATCCATGCTCCAGATTTACGGTAAAAAATACAACGTACTACCCTATTACAAGGATGAACTCCAGCGAAGGCTCAGACAGCGAGTTCTATATGGGATGAAGTATGGGAAAATGCAAGTCCAGCAGCCCATTTACCCGGGACGAAAGGGAAAAAAGAGCAAGTAAATGCCGAAGGTCCTCACACAAGAGGGGAATGCCTTCCTCATCGATCCCCAGACTGGGGAGACGGTTGAGGTCTCCAGCGATGCAATCGGAGAGGCCCTAGCAGCTGGATTCACTCCGGCGTCTAAGGACGAGGCTCGCCTTTTTACAGAGGAAAAAGAATATTCCACTATTGGTGCAGGAATCGCCGCTGGGCTCACAGGTGGAGCCCGAGCTCTGACGCTGGGTCTGAGCGACCCTCTGCTATCGGCAGCCGGGATAGCATCCCCAGAGGAGCTCCGTCTTCTGAAAAAATACAGTCCCATGGCATCTGCTGGGGGTGAAGTCATAGGGACTGTAGGTTCCCTTCTGATTCCGGGTGGTCCGCTCGGAATGGCAGCAAAGGGAGGTGCTCGGCTGGGGGCTGGAGCTGCTGGGATGGCAGCACGAGCAACGGGACGAACTGCAACATCAGCTATCCCAAAGCTCGCTGGAATAGCAGCTCGTGAGGCAACGATAGGTGCCGCTATGGGGCTGGGTACGGGTGTGTCGGAGGTATACCTATCACCGGAGAGAATGTCCCTAGCTGAGGCAACTGCAGAGATCACAGGGGCTGTTGGAAAAGGGGCTGCATTAGGCGCGGGGATTGGTCTCGTTGGCGGAGGGGTCGGGCTGGCTACAGCTAAGGCCAAGGCTAAGTTCATGGTCGATGTCAATGCCGTTGCAAAATTGAAAGCCGAGCGGACCAGAGTTACAGCAGAGCTAGAAAATTTGAGGGCATCAGGAGCGTCGGCTGAGGCTATTGAAGCTGCTGAGACACGCCTTGCAACGGTGAGCACAGATCTTAGTGCCAGGCATGGCGAGATCGTGAAACGCATCACATCGCGCGCACTGGCATATGGCATAGGGCATGCCATCGATGGAGGGATTACGGGAGGGCTATTAGGACTCGTCGTAGCACCAACAGCATTAAAGGGGATTTCGAAATCCCTGACTCCTATCGGCGGAAAAGTAAAGGACGTCTGGAAGACGATCGAGAAGGTAGCCAAGCCCGCGGCGAACATCCTGAAGCACACGGTGGATAAGCCCACAATGCAGCCTCTGCAGAAAATTGCAGTAGATGCTGCCCAGAAGGCTGCCACGAGGATCGTAAAAAAAGCCACGAGCGCTGCATCGGAAAGGATTGCAGCGATTCCTGTTGGGTCAACCCTCGGGAAGATAAAGGAAAAAGTCAGGCCAGTCATCGCGGAAGCCATCGAACGGCCTGTTAAGGACGTCCCGGATTCTCTCGTAGAGGCTAGCCTGAAGGGCATTTGGAGCAAGGTTAAACGCAAACTAAAACCCGCCGAGGCCGCGGCAGAAAAGCTGGCAAAAACGCCCCTTGGAGATGTCGTTCGGAAGGCAAAAGAGAGGATCAGGCCATCACCACAGGTCATTGAGGAGGTATCTGAGACTGCAACTGCCCAGGTAGCCGAGAGGATTTCCGCTACCGGTGGAAAAGTCTCGTGGCAGAAGATCAAGGACCGTGTAAAACCAGCTGCAAAAGAAGCCGTCAAAGCCACGGAAAGGACAGCTGAGGTCGCAAAGGAGCAGCTCGCGACTACCCATCGTGGGCATCTCGCATCTGAGATTGCAGGGCACGGTGTTGGCACGGCAATTGGCACGCTGGCGGTTGCTCCAGAAATGGCAATGCAAGGGCTAGCAACTGGAGGACTAACTGGGGCTGCGATTGGGATTGGAATCCACTCCGTCAAAGAACCGCTGACCAAGATCGCCGACATCTTGACGAAGAAAATTGTTCCCGGAGCTAGCGTAGGTGCCCAGAAACTGCTAACAAACGACTATCTCGATAAATGGGTGACCGAGCTTGCTGACACAGATCCACAGGAAGTCGAAACAGCATTGCGGCTATCGATGCCCGAGGAGCTGCCGCAACATGTCGCGAGCTCTGCAGTAGCCTACACAATGAGTGCTCTCGAGCACATGGCCGGTCACGCCAAGGCGAAAGATCAGCGAGTCCCATCAGGCAGGGAAACTCCGGAGCACGAGGCGGACCGTGGACGTAGGCTCCGGAGTATCAGGGCCGTGTCAGATCCACAGACTCTTTTGGAATCATTCGCGGAGCAGAGACTCCATAAAGATCAAGTTACAGCTTGGGAGAAAGTTTACCCTAGGGCTCTCCAACAGCTGAGGAGCATTGCCCGAGCAGCAGTTGAGCAAGCACGAGCGAACGGACTGAAATTTACAACGAAGCAGGCTGAGCAGATAGCGACGCTCCTCGGAGATAGTTCAGCTGCGCCACAAATGTATGATCCTACTGCAGTTGCCAGGATGCAATTGATGCATCGAGCTCGCAGAGAAAAAAAGTCCCCTCCGCCACGAGGACGCGCACTGAGGGTCAGTGAGGGACATCAGACGACAATGCAGCGCGTAAGAGGAGGATAAAATGGCTATATCAAGAGAGACCCTTTTTACTCTCGATCTCAGCGCCGACGGAGGCACTGATTTGATCGAAGTGGATAAGTTCACTCGTATCGGAATTGAGGTAGACGGTCCAGCGGGGACACCGACCCATGTAGGTACGCTCTATTTTAGAGCGTGTCTGGACACTGCAAGGACTCCAAAAGCTCTTGATATTCCGACGGTTTCATTCACTGCAGGGAATGTTGTCGCTGAACTGGTCGAGATTGTAGATTTCTGTTTTCCATTTCTGCAGATTTATTACGATCAGAGCAGTGGTGGCAGCGGAGAAACTGCCACTTTTCGTGTAAAAGTGAAAAAATGAGACAGGGCCAAGTCGTTCTAGCGACAGATCTCCTTAGATCTCAAAACGCTGTTTATAGCCTAGCTGACAAATCGTCAACGTTTTCTAGGGCTTATACGGCTTGGGAGGACTATCCTGCCACGTCGTGGGGGAACGTCAATGTCAGGCGAATCAGGGAAGTCAGCGCCAATGTATGCAGATGTGGATGGGTTCAGGACGAAAATGGGATATGGATCCGTGGGCCACACCTGGAAAATGAGCGCATAAATAGGGTTTTAAGAAATACTGCAATCTCAGATGTAGTATGGACTAAAACCGGCGCGGCCATCACTGACGTCGCAGATATTTTGCCGACTGGCGGATCTTCTAGCTACGATGTGATCCATGAGGACACATCGACAGGGCAGCATGGGATTAGTCAACTCGCATCATCATTTTCCGCGGGAGATGTAGTCCTTTCCTGCTTTTTGAAGATCCTCAATAGACATTTGGTAAGGCTCGGGACCTCCGCTGAGTATGCAGATTTCAACCTCTCAACGGGAGAGGTACACGCGCAAAGTGGTGGAATTACTGACGCAAATCTCAGATACTGGGGAAATGGATACTGGCGATGCTGGCACGTACAGACTATTTCTGCCGGTGGTCAATGGTGTCACGTTTTGCCGCTTGATGACGCGGGGAATGTGTCATACACGGGGATAGATCAAGACGCCATATACGCATACGGCGTCCAATTTGAGAGTGGATCTTATCCATCATCCCTAATCGTCACGGCTGGTAGCGCAGCCACGCGGATAGCTGATAGCACCTGGCAGGTCGATGCTCCGCTACCAGACCAGATGGAGGGTTGGATAGCCGGGAAGATAATGATTCCGTCTCATACCCCAGCAGCCGAAATACCCATCCTGACGCTGTCAGATGGAGGAGCTGCAGCTGACCGGATTCGACTGGTGGCAACGACAGGAGGAGTTCTCGAGCTGCAGTCAGCTGCTACGGGTGGAGACAGTGGTCTAGTGACAGGGTCGACGGCGGCTGTCGATGGAAAAAGTCACTCATGGTATATCACGTGGAAACCAAATGATTTGTCTCTAGTCGTTGATGACGATCTGGAGGGGAGCGATCATGTGGTGACGATTCCAGACGGTCTCGATCGTCTTGAGCTGCATCCCTGTGATGGGATCATCGGCGATATTCAAATGGGTGATAAATTTAACAGGATTCCGTGGAGAATCCCATCAGCCCATCGGTCATCAAAAGTAGTCGCTGGGTTTGACGCATTGCCCAGCAACCTGGAAATAAATGGAAAATCTGTGTCACCCTCATTCCTCTATAGAGGGTTGCTCGCTACGAATGCTCAACTCACCGCGTCCTACGGTTCGGACATGCCAGCATATGAGGCTGGAGATTCTGTATTTTTGAACCAAGATGTCGATGTCTTAAATGGTGCTCGACAGGCTGTCAGAATCAACGAGGGAGACCATTACGCGATCACGTCTGGGTCAACAGTATTTGGCTCCGGAGATTTTGTGATCGAGCTAGGTATAGAGGCAGGAGAGGCAGTTGTGCGAGAAAAATACCCGATCTCCAATTATTATTCCTCTGCCCCTAATAGATTTTCACTTTATGCCCCTCCTGGATCCACATCCTACCGATTCTACCACTCGGTGTCAGGTGTGGGAGGCTCAGATATTGTGATAGGGACGCTAACCCCTGGTAATTTTTACCATATTATGCTTGTTGGCCATCGGGGTGGATTTATACAGGCATATGTGAATGGAGTAGCTGGTGGGATCGGTCTCTGCATCGCTGGTCAATTATACAATGGGAGGCTCAGCATTGGAGGCGGTGGGGCGTGGAGCAACAAGCAAGAAACGGCGAAAATCGCATGGGCAGCAGGGTGGGAAGAGCCAGACTGGCTTGACACTCATCTCCAAGGTGATGTCGCTCTTGCTCGATATAATATAATTTCCGGGTGAAATCATGGAAAAGATTAAGGAAATCAAAATCACTCTCGGAAGGCTTATTGCATTGGCAGCGGCGATATCTATGGTGGGGTCCGGAGCAATTGCCCTTGCCAGATATGGGGACGTCAGCCGGCATGAGGAGAGGTCTATTGAGCGGGCTCACCCTGGGATCATTCGATATGTTTCACGTGAAACTCTTCAAAAGTCGCTGATAACAATAGAGAAACGGCTAACAGCAATTGAAACTCTTTTGCGAGAAAGGCTCCCGCCAAAAAGCCTCGATCACCGCAAATAGTACTCCTTTAGCGATCGATTTGGATCTGCGGCATGCCTTGCTCGCAAGAGTGCATCCAACGCCCCTTCAAAAACCAAGATCATTACATCTAGGTCTATCCCCATTCGCATAGACAATTGAATCTTGCTCCTCATCCAGCGTCCGTATTCCAATATCTGGAAATGATAAGGCTTTCCGGCTATCTCATCGAGTGTGAGAGTCGGTTGCGATAGTACTGGAAAAAATCTTGCCAATAGGTTTTTCATGACTCAGCCCTCCTGTCGTTAATCAATCAAAGCGGACAGTGTATCCCAAGGCCATGACCGCTTTGATCGTCTCCACAGAGGCTTTCCGATCGTATTCCTTCTCCGATTCTGGGAGATCTGCGTAAGGTACAAGGTCCGGGTGCTGCTTTTTCACGTCATCCCGCGTTGGGCCATAGGTCCAGCCCTCGGTGATACGTCCATGAGCCCAGAGGTCGTGGCTGTTTTCCGCGAGTTTTTCAACAATCTCTGCTAAACCCAAGGGCAAATTGATACCAGATGTATCGATCGGTTTTGGTGTGTACATGTTAGCTCTCCTATCACTCCATCCCTGGCATGCCAGGGACCCACCATGTCAGTCCGAGTCCGGTCATCCAATCAGGACTGAATCCAGGACCTGGATCTCTTTTCTTATCATTCAAATCGCTGTGCTGGGTCCAGTATCGGAGCTGTCCCTCGAATTCCTCAGTCAAATCAGCAATCAACTGACGGAACAAACATCTCTGGCCGGGGTCCCTAGGTCCATCCCATGGTCCGGGTAGGCATACGCCGATCCAATTGTTGCCCTCGGACCCCGCGTGCCAAGCTCGTTTTTGCAAGGAGACCATCTGCACAAACTCACCTCGTCTGCCCGACCACGCAAAATGGTAACTGACTCGCCTCCCATCAGGCTCCTTCTCGACGTATTCTGCGACGTTAGGGCTTCTCGATCCGCTATGGATCACTATTCCCTTGGGTATAGATTTCTGATTGGAAAAGTCTCTACTGTCTGGCATCCAGACGTACTGGTTTAACCGTTTTGGCCATTTCATTTTTTACCTCATGTTTTTTCAAGATCTCCATGTAGAGATCGATTTGCTCTGGAGTATAGCCCCTTGCTTTTCCGATGTCTCGGCCGCGCAATAGCCACTCAGACAGCTGCATCGAAAAGCACCCGATGTGTATAATATCGTGGATGATGACGATATTGTGTCGTGGGAGATTACAGTAATATTTGCATTTTTGTGGCAATTTTGTGCCATGAAGGCGCACACCGAAGACTTTCGCGCCGCAGATGTTTGCTCCACGAAGATCTGCTCCGCTTAGATTTGCTCCTCGAAGATCTGTATAGCTGAGGTCTGCTCCGGTGAGGTCGGCTTCACGGACAAATGCTAACCTAAGGACTACTCCGTGGAGGTCTGCTCCTCGAAGATCTGCCCTGTAAAAATATGCCCGTCGACCTTTTGGGTCACCGTTGAGCCACATCATGTGCAACTCTAGGATTTTATTCAGTTCTTTCGCGTTCATGTTTTTTCAAGATCTCCATGTAGACATCGATTTGATCTGGAGTATAGCCACTCTTCTCTCCGATCTCCGGACCGCGTTTGCACCATTCCTCTAGTGGCATCGAACGACAACCAATGTGTGCGACATCGTGGATAATGGTGATTTCATGTTTTGGCAGATCCCAATAATATTTACATCCATATGGCAATTCTGCGTTATGGAGTTTTGCCACTCGGAGATCCGCCCCACGGAGATATGTATCACTGAGGTCTACTCCTCTAAGGTCTGCTCCGCTGAGGTCGGAATAGCTGAGGTCTGCTCCGACGAGATATGCTCCGATAAGATCTGAGTCGGAGAGGGCTGCTTTCCTGAGATCTGTATAGCTGAGATTTGCATAGCGGAGGTTTGCTTTGTGGAGAGATGCCTGTCGACCTCCGGGTTCATTGTTGAGCCACAGCCAATGTAGTCTTAGAATTTCATTTAGTTCTTTCGCGTTCATGCTCTTTCCTTAGGATTTCCATACAGAAGTCGATTTGATCTGGAGTATAGCCACTCTTCTCTCCGATCTCCGGACCGCGTTCGAGCCATTCTGCTATCGGCAGTGAATGGCACCCGATGTGCGCAACATCGTGGATAATTATGATGTCATGCTTTGGTGTGTCGTCATAATATCTGCAGCCCTGCGGCAATTTTGCACCATAAAGGCGCACGCGAAAGAGATTTGCCCACCGAAGGCGTGCCCCACTGAGATTTGCCCAACGAAGGTCTGCTGCGATAAGGTTTGCCCCGCGGAGGTCTGCCCCTCTAAGATTTGCCCCGATGAAAGTTGCCCCGTTAAGGTTTGCACTTTGAAGGTTTACCCCGCTGAGGTCTGCCTGGCTGAGATTTTTTCCATAGAGATTTGCCCGTCTGCCTCCAGGCTCGGCATTGAGCCATAGCTGATGCAAACTTAGGATTTCATTTAGTTCTTTCGCGTTCATGCTCCCTCCTTAGGATCTCCATGTAGAGGTCAATTTGCTCATCGGCATAGTTCTCCTCACTCCCAATCTCTGGACCGTACACGAGCCAATCCGTCAATGACAACGAACGGCATCCAATGTAGGCAACATTGTAAATCACGGCGATGTTATGTCGTGGCAGGGTATTATAATATTTACAGCCCTTCGGCAATTTTGCCCCATCGAGGTCTGTATCGGAAAGGTCTGCTCCTGTGAGGTTTGCTCCGGTGAGGTTTGACATACGTAGATCTGCCCCCGCGAGATTTGCTTTGGTGAGGTTTGCTTTGGTGAAATTTACATTCCAGAGATCTGTTCCTGTGAGGACTGTTCCTTTGAGGTCTGCCTCGCTGAGATTTGCTCCTGTGAGGTCTGCTCCTGCGAGGTCTGCCCAAGAAAGATTTGCCTTGACAAGGTTTACCTCGACGAGGGTTGCCTCTTCTAGGTCAGCCCGCTGACCACTGGGATCGCCGGCGAGATATAATTGGTGCAACTCCAGGATCTTATTCAGTTCTTTTCGCTTCATGCTCTCTCCTTAGGATCTCCATGTAGACATCGATTTGATCTGGAGTATAGCCACTCTTCTCTCCGATCTCCGGACCGCGTTCGAGCCATTCTGCTATCGGCAGTGAATGGCACCCGATGTGCGCAACATCGTGGATGATGATGATGTTGTGTTCTGGCAGGTCGGCATAATATTTACAGCCCTGTGGTAATTTTGCGTCTTTGAGGTCTGTATTGTGGAGATCTACATCTTCGAGATTTGCATTGAAGAGGTCTGCTCTGGTGAGATTTGCATTGAAGAGGTCTGCTCCGGTAAGATTTGCTACGTAAAGGCTTGCTCCGGAAAGATTTGCTACGATGAGATATGCTCCTTTGAGATTTGCCCCACTGAGGTCTGCTCTGGTGAGGTCTGCTCTGGTGAGGCCTGTTCTGGTGAGGCCTGTTCCGCTAAGATCTGCCAAGCTGAGATTTGCTCTGCGGAGGTCTGCTAAGCTGAGGTCTGCTCCTCGAAGGTCTGTTCCTTGAAGATCTGCGCCATAGAGATTTGCCCGTCTGCCTCCAGGCTCGGCATTGAGCCACATCTGATGCAATCTCAGGATTTCATTTAGTTTTTCTGTGTCCATTATACCCTCTCCCATCTCTGTCGTGATGTCATTGGTGCATGACATTTTTTGCACACCCATACTACCTCTAGCCACTTGTCGGGCTCGTAGGACTCGTGGTGTGCCTCAGTAGGCCATCGTAGGCATCCAGGCCCACGAATCTGACACTCACGCTTCTGGATGTCTCCGCGCTCCACAGCCTTCCGCACAGCTCGTCTAGCGCGTATTGCGCGCTGCCTTTCGATCTTTGATCGAGCTCGATAGCGAGCCCGAGAGAGACGATTGCGGTGGCGTCGATTTTCCACCCACGGATTTAGAGGAGGATCCTCTGACTGGTACTCCTCGCTCGAGCAGACTGGACGGAGTGAGTCTAGGGAGTTTTTATCGAATTTCATGCTCTTTCCTTAAGATCTCCATGTAGAGGCCAATCTCCTCATCAGTGTAAAAATGAGCCCTCCCAATGACTACACCTCTCTCTAGCCACTCAGAGAGCGGCATCTGATAACAGCCGATGGAAGCAACGTCATCAATAATCGTGATCAAATGCTCCGGCAAGTCAGTGTAATACCTCATATTCTTTGGGAGCTTCGCTTCGTGAAGGTCTATTCCGGCGAGGTCTGCTCCGCTTAGGTCTGCTCCTCGAAGATCTGCTCCGTAAAGATATGCTCCGCTTAGATTTGCTCCTCGAAGATCTGCATTGCGAAGATCTGCTCCGCCGAGGTTTGCCTTGTAGAGGCATGCGCCGCTAAGGTCTGCACCGGAGAGAACTGCCCAGATAAGTTTTGCCCTGCCAAAGTTTGCTCCGCGGAGATCTGCTCCGCTGAGGTCTGCCTTGGTAAGATTTGCTCCGCCGAGGTCTGCTCCTCGAAGATCTGCCCTGTAAAAATATGCCCGTCTACCTTCGGGCTCGCTATCGAGCCACATCAGGTGTAGCCTCAGGACTTCATTCAGTTCTTCTTGATTCATACTCCCTCCTTAGGATCTCCATGTAGACCTTGATCTCATCTTCAGTGTAGCCATTAATTGTCCCAATCCACTGTCCGCGATCGAGCCAATCCGTTAGCTGCCGCGAATGGCATCCGATGTGCGCAACATCATGGACGATAATGATGTCGTGTTTTGGCAGGTCGGCATAATATTTACAGCCCTGTGGTAATTTTGCGTCTTTGAGGTCTGTATTGTGGAGATCTGCACCATGTAGATTTCCACCGGTAAGGATTGTCTCTCTGAAGTCTGCAGTATCGAGGTTTGCATCGCAGAGATTTGCTCCGGTGAGGTCTGCCCCGCGGAGATTGGCCCAGTGGAGGATCGCTCCTTTGAGGCTTGTCTCTTTGAGGTTCGCCCCGCTGAGGTCTGCCCTTGTAAGATCTGCCTTGTAGAAATCTGCTTTGGCAAGGTTTGCCCCGCTGAGATTTGCACCAATAAGGTCTGCACCGGTAAGGTCTGCAGTATCGAGGCATGCTTCGCGGAAGTTTGCCCCTTTAAGGTCGGATCCGCTAAGGTCTGCCCCGTGAAGATCTACTCCGCGGAGATCTGCATAGCTGAGGTCTGTCTCAATAAGATATGATCCTGTTAGGTTTGCTCCGCTTAGATCGACTTCGCTGAGGGCTGCCCCGCTAAGGTCTGCCCGTCGACCTCCCCGTAGATCGCAAAGCCACATCAAGTGTAGCCTCAGGATTTCATTCAGTTCTTCTTGATTCATGCTCACTCCTCAGGATCTCCATGTAGAGATCGATTTGATCCTCTGTGTAGCCTCGTGGCCTGCCAATCTCTGGGCCGTGCTTGAGCCACTCCGTTAGCGGCATCGAACGACAACCAATGTGTGCAACATCGTGGATGATGAGGATGTCGTGTTTTGGCAAGTCGACATGATATTTACAGCCTTGCGGCAATTTTGCGCCACTGAGATTTGTAAAGCGAAGGCTTGCACCGATGAGGTTTGCTCCGCTGAGGTCGGCTCTGGTGAGATTTGTCCAGCGAGTGATTGTCCCGATGAGATTTGCTCCGCTGAGGTTTGCCCCACTGAGATTTGCATGGCTGAGGTTTGAACATCCCAGATCTGCCCCGCTGAGGGTTGCACCGATGAGGGTTGCACCGATAAGGTTTGACCAGCTGAGATCCGCCTCACTGAGATTCGCGTTGCTGAGACTTGCACAACCAAGGTTTGAATCTCTCAGGTTTGTACGGCTGAGGTCTGCTCCGATGAGATTTACACAGCGGAGGTCAGCCCGCTGACCACTGGAATCACCGGCGAGATATAATTGATGCAACCTCAGGATTTCATTTAGTTCTTTTTGTTTTATCATTTTTCCTCTTACCATGTAATGAATCAAAAATGTAAATATGTCAATAAAAAAATACAGCATTGACAAAACAGTAAATACAACTACAACACAGTGGAAAAGGAGAAAAAACACATGAATCGTGATTTTGGTATACTTTTGCGGAAATTGAGGATGGAGACCTCACCGAGCCTCCGCAAGGCTGCTGAGGCTATGGGTGTCAGCCCAGCCTATCTATGCCAGGTTGAGCAAGGAAATTACGCGCCATTTTCTAGAACGACAATGATGCGCGCGCTTACGGTGATCGGCGGAACAAACGCGCAACGCGATAAACTCCTGCAAGATTGCTCGATCCGCGACACCCCGCGGGGCAAGGTACTGAGGCTGGGGGTGACAAAGAAGCACATGAGATTAGCGAAACGCCTTGCTGTCGTGTGGGATAGCCTGTCTCCAGACGACATGGGAAGAATTTTACAGGCCATAGGAGAGTGCAATGGATGAAATACTAGAAAGCATGAAAATGTTTATTGAAGCGATAAACAAGCACTCAAAAAGCATGGCAAAGCATGCTCAAGACCTTGCGTTCCTGCTCAACAGTATCGAGAAGGAGGTGAAGGAACTGAAGGGGCTGACTGTGACGGCTGACGAAGTACCACTCTGTGTACGCGATCCGCGGAATAATCCAAAAGAAGGCGATGTCTTGTGGAACACAGAGGGGACGCGGGAGATCCATATAGATCGAGTCGACACAAAGGAGGTAGCTTTCCGCGTCACAGATGGTTGCGGAGGCTTAGTGCGTGCGAGCAGGGTTCCCTTAGCTTCTTGGAGAGAGGTTGCGCCATCCATTTGCGAGAGCTTCAACCAGTACTACGAGAAAATCCGGAGTGATAGAGAATGAAGAAAATTACACCAGAGCAAAAAGATGCCCTATGGCGCGCAGGAGAAAGGATTGCTGAGGAATGGTATCAAACGCATGGATTTCGGTTGCTGCCAGATCTGGAGTATACGATGGTCGAGGAAGACGATGATGAGTTAATCAGGAGAATTGCGTCATCCGTAGGTCTCGATTATTACACCGATGATGCCGAGGAATTTAATGCCATTTATAGCATCGTTACAGCTGGATACAAAGCCTGGATTAGGGCGAAATCCATGCGCGAGGAAGAAAATGCAGAAGAGCTGGAGTGACAAAAGGGAATCTAGGTGGGTCTCTGACCTCAAAGTGGGAGACAAGGTGATCATTGCTTTATGGACATGGAAGTTGGCAACAGTTGAGGCGGTGACAGAGGATACCATCGTTGCAAATGGGATGAAATTTCACAGGGACACAGGATTCCAGATCAAAGGTGTGGGGTTCGGCGGAGCAAGGATGAGGCTCTTAGAGGCCACACCAGAGCGAATCCTGACCATCAAGACGGACGACATGGTCTCAGAAATACAGGACTTTCATGAGTGGGAAAAGGCCACTCCGGAGGAGGTCGAGACTATTTTTGAGATTGTAAAGAAGGCGAGGGAGAGGAGGTGATGAAATGACGAATCGGCTGAAACTTAAAGATCATGAGCACAAACTGATGCGCATCAGCCGTGAGCTGCATGAGATTGCAATGGCCATTGAACATATCGGTGACAATATGGCAGCTGGCGAGTTGATGAAGCTCGAGAGGGCAGCAAGAGCATTTGCCATCAATCCGGCCCTCAGAGCCAGAAAGGACGGCGAGAGAACGCCGAAGGAATGGGTCCAGTTTAACCAGCACCTGCGCTACCTTGCCGAGTCCGCATCATGGACTACAGAGATCATCCTTGGGGTGCTCGAGCGAGGAATGGAAGAAGGCGAGGGAGAGGAGATGAAGAAATGACAAATCGACCAGTACTTAAGGATCATGAGCGCAAGTTGATGCGCATTAACGAAGAGATCAACGACATTGCGAAAGCTATTGAACGGCTCGGCGATCGCTTTGTTTCCGGTGAGTTGGTGATTATCCAGCTGATATTGAGCGCATTCACCATTAACTCCGAGCTGCGAGCTCGGCAGGGTGGCGAGAGGACACCGGAAGAATTGAGCCAATGCAGACAATTCATGCTCAATATCAGCAAAATACACAAGGGTTTTGCAGAGGTTATTCTCAGGGATTTGGCAGCAGCAGAGGAAGAGGAAGAGGAGCCTGCAGAGGAGATGAAGAAATGAGCACAGAAGAGAACGTACGCCTTGGCAAGTACATGACCGCCGAGCCGATATCAAATGGCGTTCGCGAACCATGGGCGATCAAGGACACCAGAGGACGATACATCGCATACGTGGAGTGGTACCCGCCATGGCGGCAGTATGTGATGAACGCCGAGTCAGATGCTGTATTTTCTCAAGATTGTCTGGCCGAGATCTCTGCCTTTTGTCGCAAGCTGACATCACATCGATTTGAAGCACGCATCAGGAGGTGAAGAAGTGACGAAGGTAAACTCCCGTGATGAATATTATTTAAAGTACAATTTTCAGACTGGATTAATTTGTATGAGTTGTGGCAGTCCATTGACGCGAATAGCACAGGGGAAGACTACAGATGGCGGGGTTTGTGGAGACGGATATAGGACGGAGTATTACAAATGTCAGAGCTGTGAAAAGCTCTACCAACGCCACGATACGGACTCATGGAACCCCGTATCGTCTAAAGACAAACAAAAAAACATTATGCCTTGTGATGGGTTGCCTGCAGAGGAGAGCAGTGACTAGTTGTGCCATTCTGTCACACCCTTGTGCCAATTTGGCACAACTGGAGACTTTTCCCCCAGTCTAGAGGCCTCAAAACGACCAAAAATAGGCTTCTTAGTGTATATTTTACACCTAGAAAAGCCTTAAAAAACATCGGTTTAGGCCCCCCGGGGCGACA